GCTTTATAGACCAGTAATCTGACCAGTGTTTCCGTCAGCTTGTGAACCAGTAGATCCTTGAGAACCTGTCGAACCAGATCCTCCAGTAGCACCATTTGCACCAGCAGATCCTGCATTACCACCGAAACCGCTAGATATCGCTGAGTATGGACCACTTGTAGAAGAAGGTGAATCACCTCCAGCCACACCTGCAGCTCCAAAGTTACCAGCAGTACCACCTGCTCCTGAGTTAGCAGCACAGTTAAAAGTATAACCACCACCACCACTTGCACCGATACCACCTGCTGTGAATGGTCCAGTAGGGAATAGGGCTGCACCAGAGACAGAACCTTGTCCTTGTCCACCGTTACCACCACCTACGTAGTCATATGAGTATGGAGTTGCGGGAGAACAGTTTATGGCAACACCTGCACCACCACCACCTCCACCACCAGCTCCAGTTCCTCCAGAGCCTCCAGATCCACCTACACCACCAGCACCACCTGTGCCACCTAGTACAGTTCCTGGAATAGCGAACACTGTTGAAAGACTTGATGCCTCTGAATGATTAAACGCAGTACCACCTGTACCACCATTACCTCCATCAGAACCAGTTACACCGTCTGAACCGTTATCACCTGATCCAGCATGTCCACCATGTCTGGGGTTACTGTATCCACTACCACCAGATCCAGCAGTACCACCATCTGCACCATTTGCACCAGTTGATCCTGTGGCTCCAGTCGAACCAGTATCACCTGTAGAACCTAATATAGATCCAAAGTTTGAGATTCTAAGGACTGATCCCACACCCCAGCCTGTACCTGTTGTCATAGCTGGTGAAGATGCTGACGTAGAACCTACGGTAACACCACTGTTAACCGTTAAGTTAACTGTCATTCCAGCTTGATAACCAGCAGACACTGCCTCATTGTAAACATTATAGTTGTTCACATTAGATGCGATCGTAAGACTGATTCCACTTGAAAAGATTTCTCTCCAAGTCCCTGAGTCGTTAACAAAAGCTTTCTTGACATCACGCCAAGTTGATGAGTCGTTGACCCATAGCTTTTTAGTTTCACGCCAAGTGGACGAATCTTTTATCCATGTCTTAGCCATAAGACACCTCCTGAATTAATATTGATATACTACATCGCCAGAGCTTCCACCTGTAGGTGTTCCCTGTGCTTCTGATTCTATCGTTACTGAAGACGATTGTATTGCACCGTCTGCAGTTGTTTTGATTGCTGCTTGACCTGAGGTTTCAAACGCTGAACCATCATGGTCCAAAAGTATAACCCAAGCTCCACCTAATCTCATTCTTAGAACATAGTCTGATGAGCTAGTGTCTAACCAAAGAACACCGTCTTCTATGTTGTAAGTTGGTTCTGTAGCACTTCTATGGCAGCTATTCACTGCAATAAGAGCTTGTGTTACATCACCTGCGAAGTCTGTACCCGACTGGGAACAAGAGATCGATAAATCAGTAGTTGATTTAGCCATAATTGACTCCTTTAATTTATTTGTTTAGTAGAGGGCACGTTAATGCCCCCTTTAGTTTTTCTATTGACCGATTGCTTGCCAGTCTATGTTTCTGGCAACTCTAGATCCACCGTTGTATACACTAAATGTGAACTCAGTCGCAGTCCTTGTAGCAATAACTACATTGTCTCCGTCTGCTCCACCAATAATGTTTACACCAACGATTGGAACGTCTGCACCAGCGATACCTGTATAAAATCCTACGCTACTAAATGTGACTGTAGCATCTCCAGTTGTTAGAGATGTACCAGTTCCCACTTCAGTTACGTCAACAGTATCAACTAACACCGCAATCTTTGAAAAGTCCATTGCGTCATTAACAGAGTATACTTCTCCTTTAACTCTAAACTCTAATCCTCTTGCTCGGTGTTCACCAGCAATAAGAACTTGCCAGTCTGACCAAACAGGAGATCCGTTAGGATCATCATCTGTCTTCCTTATCTCATATACTACTGATGAGTTAGGAGCATTCTGACAAATAGTGCTTACTGCACAAACGTCAACGACGTCACAGAAAAGAGTTCCACGTGTATAAGCTGTAACCTGATAGTCAGGTGTTAGCCTTACAGTCTGGACTCTTCCGAGATCCAATGGAGCATTAAAAGTGTAAGTACCACTCAGTTCATTCAGATCCAAATCCAAACTACCAGCATTAACTGTGAAGTTGTCTTTAGCACCAGCAAACGTAGGGTTCTCGGTGTTGGAATAAACTAAGTTAAACCCATTAGGTTTAAAATCATTAGTGATAAGAGTGGCAGTTTCGCTCTCTCTGTTTCCACTATCAAGGAACTTAATAAAGTAAGATCCAACGATAAGAGGAACAGACTTTGATGTAGTAGTTCCTGATAAACTCTTTACGATTAACTGGGATGTTTCCCACGTAGCTGAGTTATCTGTATTAGGGTTATACCTAATCTGAACACTTCCACCAAATAGAACGTCTAGTTCTGTTGCTACATCCCAAGATAGTAGAGCTTGTGCACCGTTAGGGTTCACTGAAAAGCCTGATACGTTCTGAGGAGCAGCAGTAAGACCAGCCACTGTTTGATTTGTTATAACTGTTTGAGGAGAATCTATCCCCGCATAAGAAGTAGCAGTAACTGCAAAGTCATAAACACCTGTGTCTATGTCTGTAATTGTTACTTCAGTAGAATTAGTGATATCAACTGGGAACCAGTTAGTAGTTCCTGTTACTCTCTGAAAAACTGAGAACAGTTCAGCTTCGAAGTTTGTATTAACTACAGGAGTGTGAGTCCAAGTAAGTTTAACTTTTGAACGAACACCTGCAGCCTTGTTAGTGTTGTATATCTCTTCCGCAAATGTAAAATCTTGAGGATTAGCTGGAGTCCTACTTAGGACTGCCACTGTTTCATCTTCTACCGTACTAAAGTTTCCAAACACACTGACTGCTCTTATGCAGACATCATATGAAAATCCTGAGTCTATGTCACTGATCACGTATTCTCTTCCCTTTACTGGGATAGTTACGAAGTTGCTTGCTCCCACCTTCTTGTATAAGATATCAAAGTGATCGATATAAGTGTCGTCTAACACTGTCCAATTTACTTTTATCTGAGGGATGTTTCCCATAAGATCGACAGCAGTAAGAGTATCGACAGGTTCAATGTCTGTTACATCTAACAAGTTCGTGTTAGGTGCTACGTCAGTTTCATTGATCGATATATCAATGTACATCTCTGCTGCGTATTCTAATGCAGTTATCTCTAGAGTCATCATATCATTCTGTTGTTCAACAATAGACATGATTCTAAACTCTTTAGCTTCCCATCCAGTAGTCTCATTGTTTATCGCAATGATGTCTCCTGAACTCAGGTCTAAGTGTTTGACTGTTGTCACAAACTTAGCCGTCAAGCTATGTCTTGATTGGTTGAGCATTATTGTTCCAGTTCTCTCAACTTCTACGTTATTGTTTGAGAAGTTAAGGTCAACTGTTCTTTCTAATAATGGCTCATTAAAGTTCTTTACTGATGCAGGAGACTCTAATACAACTTGGTCGCCTTTATCATTATTGTTCTTTGATCTGTATCTCAAAGTTAAGTTGTTTGTTAATCCTTCAAAACCAGAGTCAGTCACAGAGATTCCACCGATGATATCATCATCTCCAAGAGTCCTAGTTACTGCTTTAGCTTTGTTGATTACTACAGAGAACTTGCCTAATGAGAATGCTAAGGTAGATTGGCAAGAAGATAACAAACTTTTCAAGTTTGAGCTTGTTGCTTCATTAGTGTTGATAACACCATTACAAGTGTATCTGTTAGCCGTACCCGTAGAACCTGCGATAGTTGTGTAGTTAACGTTCTCATCGCAGAATGTTTTTAAATCTTGAAGAGACTCTAAGTCGATTTGTGAGTCTGCTAAACCTAAACCACTGGTTGTGTCAGTAAGATAGTCAAGTATGACCTCTGCTGGATTGTTAGAGTAAGTAGAACCACTCGCCACGTTGCTCGTTAGCGTTCTTATCTTCTTTCCTTGGACATCTAAGGAAATGTCTGACAATCTTGTAACACCTTCCTCTCGGTTATATTTGATCTCGACATACATATATGCAGTCTGAGGCATTGTCCTGTTAGAAGAGTTATTATTCCAAGCTGAACTGAATGACTCCATAGGAGTACATAATCCACCATCAGGAAAAACTCTAATAAATAAATTACCATTTAGAAAAGAATGTGAAGTTCCATCAGAGTCTACTGCTCCAGTTACTCCACGAGTTCCTGTTAGAACGTCTCC